GCAGCGCCGCATCCGTCTCGCCATCGCTGCCATTGGTGAGCGCCGTGGTGTTGGTCACGGTGTCGATGCCCGATATGGCCGTGCCCAGCAGGCAGATGGCCCCCGCCGCCACGTTGCCAGTCGCGCCCGTAGTGGCGCACTGCACTGGCACGGTGATCGAGGCTGTGCCCGCGGGTCGAACGTAAGCTCCGGCGCTCGTGGACCATGCCGGGTTGGTCTCGTCCTGCACCACGCTGAACACAAGGCTTGAGGCTGTGCGCACGGTTGCCCCCACCGCCACCGTGGCCGACTGGCTGGCGGGCGAGAACGAGGTGAAGGTGACGGTGCCGGTCGCCGCCGTGCCCGGCAGGCGGGTCAGGCCAAAATCCTGCACGAAGCTGTCGGCATCCGTGCCGATGGATGTGGCCAGCCGGGTGCGCGAGAGGATCTGGAGTGCGATGAACTGGAACCACAGCCCCAGCCCGGCCACGGCCTCGAGCATGGCGCGGCCGGGGGAGCCGATATTGAGGTCAAGCAGCGACGGGCATGCACCCTGCGCGCTGGCCACCATATTGCCCAGCGTGGTCCTGAATGACTGGAAGGTTAGGGCCAAGACGGACCTCCAATAAAAAAGGCGCCTCGTGAGAGGCGCCCGTCATGTGCTCAGTGTCAGTTCCTGCACCGTGCCGGTGGCGGCATCGGTGTAGGCGATGGCCAGCAGATAGGCCCCTGACCTCGGGTTGGAGAGCGTGACCGTGATCGGCTGGGTCTGGTCCACCCCGCCCTCTGCCTGCATCTGCTCGAGCACCAGGGCGCGGATGGCGGCCTCATCCATAACGCTGCCCACCCGTGCTGGCAGGCCAGCGCCGTAATCGGGCTGCCAGATATAGGCCCCGGCATTGGTGCACAGCCTGCGCAGGAGCGCCTGCCTTGTCTGGTCCGCACCCGTAACCACGGCCACGCTGCCCGTGCCTGACAGGTCAAGGTCGCCGCCCATGGTGTGTGACAGCGCGCTCATTGCGGCGCACCGGTTGAACCGCTACCCGGCTGCACGCCGCTATGGGTGTGGCTTTTACCCGAGATGCCCGCCGCGAGAACATCTGTCTTTCCGGTCACGGTGCCCTGTGCGGTCATGTCCCTGTCGGTCGTGATCGGGCCCCCGGTTACGGCAAGGCCGCTGGCATCGAGCGTCATGCCCACGCTACCCACCTTCCATGCCTTGCCGGTGGCGGTCAGCACCTCGGTGGTCTGCCCTGCCCCGCTGTAGATCGCATCACGCGTGATGTGCCACCATGGCGCGTTCTGCGTGGCGTCGCCCGGCGCAGTTTCACCATTGGCGGGTGGCGTGGGGCAGCCTGCCACGATCAGCAGTTCGCCGGGCTGGGCGGGTTGGCTGGTGACGGGGGATGTGGGGGGCATGAGCACGGCGTCAAACACCGGGCAGGCCATGACCATGTGCTCGGCATCGCCCTCGACGGGTATGGTCACGGCATGCGTGCCGATATCGGGCAGGCAGGCAATGCGCAGGCTGCCTGCCTGTAGCGCGCCGCAGGGCACCCAGCCACTCTCCACCCCGGCGGGCTGGAGCATTACCTTGACGGCGTGATTGACCGGGTCCACCGCGCTGACCAGCCCAAAGCCGGGCTGGGCCTGCGCGTGCGCCAGGCCTGCGGCGACCATGCGGGTATCAGTCATCAGTTTCATCTCCTGCCATGCTGCGGCTGCGCAGCGTGACCTGTTGTGAAAAGCCGCCATTCCATGAAAAACGACTGCTCACGGCATCCACGTCCAGCGTGCCGTCCCATGTCGTGCCGGTATCGGTCAGCCGCATGAAGTCACGGGGCTGGAGCGTGATACGCCCTGGCAGGGTGCCGGTAATGGTGCGGGCATGGGCCATGATCTGCCCATATTTGCATCGTGCCATCTGCCGCGCCGTATCCAGCCGCGCGCCCGGCAGGCTGAAACTGTGCAGCGTGCCAGCCTGTGCGGGGGGCGTGGTGGAGCCGCCAGCCGCTGACCAGTAATAATCCACCTTCGTGCGCTGTCGGCTGTCCCACGCCATGACATGCACGATGATGCCCCGCCCGATCTGGTAATCACGCATAAAATTCAGGCCGTAAGCGCCGGTTCTTATGGGCTGTTCCGGCCCGTAATCGGCATAATCGAGCAGATGGGTGTTGGCCTGCGTGGGTGTGGGATAGGGTGCGCAGACAAGAGTGGTGCCCTGTGTGTACAGATCACAGCCCGCCCCGGTGGCCAGCGTGCTGGCCAGGTCAAATGCTGTCTGGAACCGGGTGTGGCTGGCTGCGCTGCCCCGTTTGTGCTCCACCTGCCAGAACTGGCCCGTCATGGCCTGTGGCATGCTGACCTGTGGCGTCAGCCCTGCAGCAACGGACATGGCCGTGACCACTTCCGCCCCGGTCATGTTCATCCAGTCGGCGCAGATGCGCATGTCCAGCAGCCTGGCCAGATAGTCGCGGCAGGCGATGGTAACAGCTGTCTGCGTCGGGCTGAGGACAACATGGTCGATGATGCCTGTGAATACGGTGGTCCATTGCGTTCCCGCATCCGCCGCGTCACGCATCTGCAGCGTTATGCCCAGCTCGGTCAGGGTGCTGCCATCTGAAGGGGGCGGGAGGTCAAACCACAACCCGCTGGCAGGCGTGGCGGCACGATCCAGCGCCAGTGTCATTTCAAGCGTATCGGCCCGGCTGTAGCGCGTACGGGTCAGGGTGAACTGCTCAATCCCGGTTTCCGCCCGTTCGGTGCCGTTGACCAGCAGCCGCGCGCGCGGAGCACGCCAGATGACCTGCCCGGCAGTGGTGAGCGAGAGAGTGTCGCTCATGCCGTAACCCCCGGCACGCCGCTATCAAGAACAGTATCAATGGCAGGCAGCACAAGGGTCACTGGCGTGGTGAAAGTGGACAGGTCAGGGTCGGTCATGCCGTTGAGCTGCGCGATCCGCCACCACGCGGTGGCGTCATTCAGCTGCCGGGCCGCAACATGGTACAGCGTGCCATCCGCCGCCGTAACCTTTATGGTGAGCACCATGGGTGTGTTACCTCCTGCTCAGTTATTGGCAATCGGGCCATTCTGCACGCCTCCTGTGGCCAGCAGCGTGTTGGCATAGGCGCGGTTGACCAGGCCCGCGCTGTTGACGGTGGCGCTATGCAACTGTGCGTTCTGGGTCAGGGCAGAGAGGCTGGCGGCGTTATCGGGCGCGATCCCTTCCAGATTGGCCCCGCTCTGACCGATGGCGCCGGTCAGACCTGCACCGGATGCCGCAAGCCCCGACACCACGCTGGCAGCGCTATCGGGCACCGAGGCCAGATTGACCCCGGCGCCAGACAGGCCACCTACCATGCCCAGGTTGTCCTCCACCCCGGACAGAACGCCACCGGCCCCCGCCATGTCGGCAATGGGGGCGACCTGCCCCATGATGGTGCCAAGCTGGCCAGTCATATTGCCTGCAATGGTCGAGACATCTGCAAGCGCATCCGTAAGGCCGGACAGGGCGGAACCCGCATCCGCCCCCACCAGCGCCGAAAGGCCGGACACCACATTCGTCGAAGCTGCGGTCTGTGGTGGCTGCTCAAGCACCAGCCGATAGGGAATGACCACGCCTTTCTGTGCGTAATCATAGGAATACTGCACAATGCGGACCATAAGCGACAGTCCCGCCCCGCTGAACGGCACCGGCACGCCCGCAATCCGCATCTGCTTGAGCACGCGCGCGCGTTGGATGGCGGTGGGGCCGACAAACGTGCCGGTCAGTTCCAGGCGGTCGGGGTCGTTGCCCACGGCATCGATCACCCTGCCGCCACCGGGCAGGCGGTGCACGGCCACCTGCTGCGTGCCCCCATCACGGATGAGCCGGGGCACTTCCATGCCAGTCAGGGTCAGGTCGCCGATGGTGACGGGGGCCGAAGCCCATAGCCGCCCGATCGCGCCGATGGCGGTCTCGGTGTTCATAAGGGTCAGGGACATGTATTTTTCCACTCAGGACGGACGCGGCGTGGACCGTTGGCGTTCAATGGTCATATTCCCACGGAGCGACCGGGTAGCTGCACATGCTGTATGCCATCAGGCGCGGTGCCGGTGGCGCGATGCTCAAGAAGGTCGCGGCTGGTTTCTATGCGGGCAACGGCTTGCCCCACATTGTGCTGGTCCAGTGTCACGGGAATGGTGACCTGTACGATGGGCGCGCCCGGCAAGACCTGATCCGCGCTGCCGGGAGTGCGGGCACGGACCATGGGAGCCGGACTGATGAAGGAAGGCCGCGCCTGTCTGCGCGGTTGCCTGCGTGGCAGGGTGACATTCCCGGAGCCACGAATAATGCTGGCAGGCACCACGACGCGCCGCGCCGCATGGCTGTCTGGCTCGCTGTTCAGCAGGCCGGGCCTGTACGGCGGGGCCTGCCTGTCCGCCACAGGGGATATGGACACGATGTGGCTCCGACCCGGGACAGCCACGGGAGCCGCAGGCCTGGGCATGATGCGTGCAGGCACAGGCATGGCGCGGCTCATGGCCCTGCCCCCCTGCATAGCCCCGGCGGAGGCCGTCGTTACAGGGCGGGCATTGGATGTGCGCATTGGCAGGCGCGTCAGGGGTGATACCCTGCGTGATCCATGGGGCATGGGAGGATGCTTTTTTTCATCCCGCCCGTTCCTGTCCGGGGCGGGCGCAGGATTGTTCATGACCGCTGGCGCTGTCCAGCGCCTGTCTGGTTCGCCTTTTTCACCATGGCTGGGCCCGCTACCGGCATGGCGGCTGACGGGCGGATGCGACTGTATTGCCCGCGCGGCGCGCATTTCCCCCAGCCTGGCTGGCAAGGCCTGCGTGGGGGCGTTATGGCTGCGTTCAGGCAGACGAAAGCGGGCAGCCATGACAGGCCGGGTTGTGGCGCGCCCCATGCGCCCCACCGCCGCAGCCAGTCTTGCAATGGCACCTGCCGCATGCCCGCTCCGCCCCGGCAGGCGGACGACCGGCGCGGACAGGCTACCGGCTCGTGCGGCCTGAAGCCGCATGACCAGGCGTGTCGTGGCCCGACAGGATTCAGCCATCTGGATACTCCCATTGTTGCGTGCCCCAGTCATAGCGGCCGCCTGCCAGCTCCCCGAAGGCGACAAGAAACGCCATGCGCCGCACGCGCGGCATGGACATGGCCACATCCCACGGCACCCCGTGCCCGACCAGTGCCGCCACTTCGATCAGCACGGGGTGCCGGCTCAGTTTTTTGCGGCTTGGGCCTCGGTATCGGGGGTGGCCTGCGCATCGGGGCCAAACAGGGCCGTGCTGAGCACCTCAATGCCGTCATTGCCGATCTGGTTGGCAAGCTGTTCAAGCTGCACGCGTGTTTGCGGGCGGATGACGGGCACGCCGTCAATCGCATCGACCGAACTGACCATGAGCGCGTATTCCAGCCACGCGGTCGAGGGGGTATCCGGCCCGAACTCAAGCAGGGCAAGCACATCACCCGGCCCGCGCTCGCGGTAGGTCAGGGTGCGGCCATCGGAGGTTTTTACGGTTTTTTCCGTCATGTCGGCGTATTCCGGCTGGGGGATCAGGAAATGCGGTTGCGGGCGCGGGCCGTGAACGTGATGGTCTGCGTCACCAGCGTTTCGGACTGGTAGCGCCCCGCATCCGACAGCTTGAGGGATGCGCCGATGAATTCGTAAGTGCTTAGCGACCCATCGCATTCGGTCACATACTGGTAGATGCTGCCCAGAATGACCGTGCCCGCCGACCAGAACCCGCTCTCGATCGCGGCGAACAGGTCATCGGCTCCGGAGCCGTCGCGCTGGAAGGAAAACTGGCCGCCCCACCCCCCTGGCACGTCATAGAACAGGGGCATGTCGTTCAGCGGGTTTGATTCCAGCTGGTGGGTGCGCTGGGCCGCATCGAAGCCGGTCACCGTGGGCAGGTCGATACGGCTGCCGTTATAGACCAGCACCACGCGGCAGTCGCGGCCGATATTGAAGGGTTTGAGGGACATTCATGGCTCCATGAAAAAAGCCACCCCGAAAGGTGGCCCGTAAAGTATTGCGCTATGATTGATGCAGTTTAAAAAACAACAGTTTCTGGATAAGGTAGTCCTCTGAAGCTTTTTGAAAAAACTTCACCAAAAACTTTCTTCTGTTTTCCAGGCCAGGGATCAGGCCGCCGCAGTCGTGGTGCTGACCGTAACACTCGCCCCGCCCTGCAGGTTGACCACGAAGAAGCGGTTGATCCCCTGATAGCGCACCTGCACGTCAGCGCGTACATAACCCAGCGCCGTGCGCGACTGGGGGTTGTTGGTCGTGTCGCACAGCACGGCGTAATCCGTGCTGGCCCCCAGTATGCCGCTGCCCACCATGTTCGACAGCGTGCCGAGCAGCACGGCGCGGATGTCGCCATACAGCGTGGCGCAGATGACAGCGCCCACAAACGCGCCCATGCCCGCGTTGAGCGTTTCGGCAATATAGTTTGTCAGGCGTGTATAGGTGTCATCATCCGTCACGTCATCGGCAGAGGTATTGATGCCGCCGCGCACCGCCCAGTAGCTGCCACCGGGTGCGGGGTTGCAGATCACGTCAATGCCCGCCGTAAACAGGGCCGACAGCTCGGCGCCGGAATAGGTCGCGGCCTGCCCGCTACTGGCCAGGCCTGCTTTCTGGCTGCCGATCACGCCATACAGTTCCTTGTTCAGGCTCGACTGCTCGGGCGAAAGGCCACCAAGAATGCCAGCGGCAAACGCCTGAGGTGGCACCAGAATGTCGCCATTGGTGTCATCATCCCACCACAGCCAGTCACCAAACATCAGCTTGACGGCGTAGCTGTCCAGGCCTGCGGCATTTTTCATGGCCACCGCATTGGCAATCGTGTCGCCTGCCGGGCCGCAGGCAATCATGTACATCCCTTCCCCCAGGCCAAAAGCGGCCTGCGTGGTCCATGAGGTGTTATCCACCATGCCATGCAGCAGCCCGATCGCGCAGCCCTGCCCGCGCAGGGCATACATGCCGGTGCGGTTGGTGCCATCCGTGCCCAGGAACTGCGCGGTGGTGGGCACGCCGCCATCGCTGCCCCCGGCCAGTGTTGCCGAACCCGCTTCAGGCGCGGGCACAGGGGTGGGCACGGTGGCGCGCACGAGTGCCGTGCCATCGGCTGCAATGGCGGCGGCAAGGACCGGCCATGTCGAGCCACGATAGGTACGGCTGCCCAGCACCGGGTGGGTGACCGTAAGGGTGTAATTCGAGGTGATGATCGGATCCTGCGCCATGGTGGCCACAAGGGCGTTGCCCGCACTGCCCGTGTGGATGGCGGTCAGCGTCACCCCCGCCAGTGTGCCCGTGGCCGCTCCATCGGTGCCATCGCTCACCCGCACGCAGCGAAAGTCGGATGCGCCCTGCAAGATGGCGATGTTCACAGCCGTGCCGATATCGTTCGCCTGCGCCTGCTTGGGGCCAAATGCGCTCAGGCAGTCACCCATGCTGCCGATGATGACCGGAGACGCCACCGGCCCCCAGGCCGCCGTGCCCACCAGGCCGATCCGCCCGGTTGCCACGCCGTTGAGTGCCAGGGTCTGCGGTTTGAGGATCTGCACATACAGATCCGGCACGCTCAGGCTGTTGGTGTTGAGCTGCCCGGACTGATAGATGGTCATTTTATGCGTATTCCCTGTTGCGCGGCATGCCGCGTGAAGAAACGGTTCAAGAATTGGGCGTGCTTATTCGGGCCGTGACCCGTGCATCACACGGGCGGTTCAGGGCGCTGCCGGTGCGTCCAGCAGCACATCGCCTGCAATCAGGCCACTTTCCACCCCGATGCCACCGGCCAGCATGAGCGGCACTGACTGGGTCAGGTCGGTGTCGAACGTCACGAGATAATGGGCGGGGCGGGCAAAGATGCCCCGGTTCATGGCGGTATCATCATTACCCGCCCCCCGTGCCTCGATGCGGAAGGTGGAGCCATTTGCATCCACCAGCCAGTCGGTCAGGGCCAGCGCATCGGCCATGGCCTGCCCTAGCGCATCCCGCGCGGCCGGGCTGGCTGACCAGGTAGTGAGCACGAACATCTGCTGCTGCCTGCGCGCCACGCACCGCGCCGTGGCCATGCCTGCGTTAATGGCCTGTGCCGTGACACAGGCGGGCAGCGTGATATCCGCTCCCTGCACGGTAGCACCCGGCAGCATCGCAGCAAGGCTCGCCGCGATGCTGGCCGCCGTATCACCCGGTTGCGCCCTGTACAGGCAGCACCCGGCGCCCGTGACGCCCGCAAGCCCTTCTATCCTCAGCCCGACGATACCGGTGGGAACCGTGTTGGCCACAAGGGCGAGCGTTGCCATGCCACCCGTAATACTTATGCTGACGGTGGCGGCCTGCGTGCTTTCCATCCGCCAGGGGCGGCCGAGCGGTTCATCAAGGCGGGTCCAGCCTTCAGCCGTATCGGCAATGCTGATGAAGTCACAGCCTTCGTGCAATGTATGCAGGGCATTGCCCAGATCCGCCTGTGTCAGGCCGCCACGGCGGATGATGACGGGGCGGCCCGTGCAACTGCTGGCACTACGCCCGTCAGGGCAGAGCGCTGCGGCAAGCGCTCCTGCGATGGCAGTGGAAATGGTGGCGATATCGGCCATGTCATGGCGCTTCCTGTTATGGCTGGGCTCAGGACCCATTGATTTTTGTAGGGAATTTTGATTCAGGCTCTGCAAGGAGACTGAAGATGAGCGACCTGTTCTGGCTGACGGATGAACAGATGGA